TGGCGCTCCCTGTGGTGTATGGCTGTTCGTCAAGTACGAGGCATGGCAGGAATGCCGAGAGCAGCGCCGGCTTGCTTTGGAGCGCGCCCAGGCTGCCTACGACCGCGAGCAGGCGCAGCACTTCTGGCGCACCAGCAATGTCATTGACTTCGAACGGAGGGCTTGAATGGCCGCACAACTCACGCCGTGGTTCCCGGCAGATTCGAAGCCAGCGAGGGACGGCATCTACGAATGCAATCGCCGCGTCTTCCGAGGAATAGATGGGCCACGACGATACGTGGAGATGCTTCGCTACAGCACGTCCACGGACGAATGGTTCTACGTCAAGGCATCTTTGCTTACCACTCCGGGCGGTACGGCCTTGATGCTCCCGCGCGATGGCGACAAGTGGCGTGGCCTCGCTGCCAAGCCGAAGGACTGAGCCATGCAATGCCCGTTCTGCATGGACAACGACTTCGGTTGGCATCCCGCCACGCTGCTGATGCACGTCGAAGACAGCCACCGAGATCGCATGTACGAGCCTGCCGAAGTCTTGCCTGTCGTCTTCTCTGCACGCGTGCTGCCCGGCCTGTCGGCCAAGTTCCCCGGTGTCGACATCGACGCCGTGCACAACCACCCGGCCTGACCCCCCATGCACACCCATAGCCCCATAGCAGCTCATAGCGTCTTTCCTTGCACCAGCAAGGTCACGAGACGGGCCACCAGCATGCGCACCCTTGTGACAGCCCAGGCCTGCATCTGCGCTTCGGTGAGTTTTGATTTCGTCATGGGAGCTAGTCTCCTTTTTTTGGCTCCTGCCGAGATGGCAACACACCGCAATGCGTCATGACGTCAATTTCCGCAGCACAACTCACCCTCAATTTCGAGCCCTCTATCAGCGAGCGCTTCAACAGCTTGCGTGAATACGTGGCGCACCGAATCCAGGTGCAGCAGAAGCCAGCCAAGTCCATCGCCATGGACATGGACATGAGCCCGTCCACGCTGTCGCGAAAGCTCAGCCCGGGCGAAGGCGACACCCAGCGATTCAATCTGGATGACCTTGAGGCTTATATCCGGGTGACCGGAGACACGTCCGCCATCGAGTTCCTCGCCTCCAAATACCTCCGCAGCGACGAGCACCGCCGCGCCAGCGCCATTGCCCGCGTGGAGCAGCTGTCCACCGAGATGGCCCGCGCCCTCGCTTCGCTCAAAGGATGATCCTGATGGCCATCACCAAGCGCAAGACGATCGCCAAGAAGACCCGCTTTGAAGTCTTCAAGCGTGATGGCTTCAAGTGTGTCTACTGTGGCGCCTGCGCCCCTGAGGCTGTCCTCGTGGTCGATCACATCGACCCTGTGGCGAACGGCGGCGCGAACGAGATCGTGAACTATGCGACGGCCTGTCAGCCCTGCAACGCAGGCAAGAGCGACCGCAAGCTGGACGACAACTCTGTTTTGCAGAAGCAGCGCCGCCAGTTGGACGAACTGAACATCCGCCGCGAACAGCTCGAGATGATGCTGGCGTGGCGCAACGCATTGAAGGGTGAGAAGGACGCTGAGGCCGAATTCGTCGCGGACGCTTGGCTTACTGCGGCGCCGGGCTGGTCGTTGAACGACAAAGGCCAGAAGGAGGCCAAGTCCCTCATCAAGAAGCACGGACTGTCCGCGGTACTCGACGCCATCGAAGTGGCAGGAGAAAGCTATATCAAACGCGATGCATCAGACGATGTGACCTCTGAATCGGCGTCGGTCGCTTGGAAAAAGGTTGGCGGCATCCTTGCGCTCCAAGCTCTGCCGGATGCCCACCGGCGCCTCTACTACGTGCAAGGCATCCTGCGCAATCGGCTGAGCTACGTCTCTCCATACGCGGTTCGATTGATGCAAGAGGCGCTGAAGGCTGGCGTCGACGTTGAGGACATGGTGGCAGAGGCCAAGGTCGCCCGAAATTGGACTGGCTTCAGCGTTTGGCTGGCAGGGGTCAGTGAATGAGCCGTGCCAGAAACATCAAGCCGGGGTTCTTCAAGAATGAAGACCTCGCGGAATGCTCCGCTTGGGCGCGCCTGTGCTTCATCGGCCTGTGGACGCTGGCCGACAGGGAAGGGCGCCTAGAAGACCGCGCCAAGCGTATCAAGGCCGAACTCTTCGCCTACGACTCAGTGGAAGTAGAGCCGCTGCTGGCCGACCTGGCCGCGCGTGGCTTCATCCTCCGCTTCAAGGACGGTGCTGGCCTCGGAATCATTCAGGTGATCGAGTTCGCCAAGCACCAGTCGCCCCATTTCAAGGAGGCAAAGAGCGTCCTTGCATCACCCCAAAGCCTCGGGCTTTTGAAGCAACAGTATGAGGACGAAGCCTCAGGCAAGCCTCAGGCAAGCACTGGGTTTGATGCTGATGAAAGCGTCATGGACGACCCTCCCGCCGCCCCTGATTCTCTGATTGTGGATTCTCTGATCCCTGATTCTCTGATTGTGGGAAAGGGAAGGGCGCCCGTCGTCCGCAAGCGGCCTCCAGTCCTCCCCAAGCCGGACGACGTGAGCGAGCAGGTCTGGCAGGACTGGCTTTCCCTCAGGGCCAAGAAGCGCGCGCCGGTCACGGCCACTGTGGTCGACGGCGCCCGGACGGAATCAGGCAAGGCCGACATGTCGCTCGATGCCTTCCTGCGCGTCTGGTGCCTTCGGGGATCGCAGGGCCTCGAGGCCTCCTGGCTGCGCCCCGATGAGCGACAGGCGGGTCGCCCGCCCCCCGAATCCTTCCGCGAGCGCGATCTTCGCCTCGCCACTGAGCGCTACGAGCAAGCCGTGGGTATCCGCCGCCCCATCTCTGCCACTGAAATCATCGACGAGGTTCCCCATGCCGCTCCCCGACTCGTGGGTCGATAAGCTCTTCCGCAAGCTCTCGGCCACCTACGGCCAAGCCTTCCTGCGCCAGTACGACGGCGTGCCGATGGAAGACGTCAAGGCGAATTGGGGGCAGGAACTGGCGTGCTTCCAGCAGAACCCGAACGCAATCGGCCGCGGCCTTGAACTGCTGCCCGCTGATCGTGCGCCGACCGTCCTGCAGTTCCGCGAGCTGTGCAAATCGACCGCCCAGAGCGAGCACCTGGCGCTGCCGGCGCCGACCGCTGCGCCGGTGAGTCCGGAAGTCGTCGCGGCCACGAAGGCTGCATTCAAGCGCTCAACCGCCGTTGGCAACAAGGACTGGGCGTACGCGCTGAAGGAGCGCGAGGCGCGCGGCCCCGGCCTGACGAAGTTCCAGCGTGGCGCGTGGCGCGATGCCCTGCGCGAAGTTCCGCAAGGGGAGTTGCTGCAATGACCGAACGCTCCTACACCGATGGCTTCACTCGTGGCGAGCATGACGCCTGGAATAGCCGCCATGAGCAGGAAACCCGTCCCTACCCGTCAGGGCAACTCACCGACTTCCAGCGCGGCTGGTGGGATGCCCGTTTCGCCCGCTCTGCTGGATGGCAAGAGGGCATCGTGGCCCCGGTTGCGGAGGCAGCATGAGCAGCGCTGCCCGCCGCCGCACGGCCTGGACGATGCAGACCGTGCGCGATCGCTGCGAGGAAGTCGGCAACTGCTTGCTCTGGAAGTACTCGGTCAACTCGACCGGCTACCCGAGCGTCAGCGTTGGCGGAACGACCATGACCGTGCGCAAGCTGGTCTACGTCGTCCTGCTCGGCAAGGAGATGAAGGCCGGCCGGCGTATCACGTCTCGCTGCCACAACCCACTGTGCTGCAGCGACAAGTGTCTATTTCAGTCATCGCAAGCCGACATCCTGCTTGCTGCCCACGCCCGGCGCCTGAAGGATGACCCGATGTCGGCTCGCCGGGCGCAGCGGTCGGCCAGTCGCGCCAAGCTGTCGCCAGAGATTGCCGCCGAGATCATGGCGAGCACCGAAGGGCATCAAGAACTTGCCGAGCGTCATGGCGTTGCCATCGACACCATCCGAGCAGTCCGGCGCGGCGCCACCTACAAAGCTCCGGTCATGGGCGCCAACAGCGTGTTCACTTTTGGCGCTCAGGTAGCGCAGGCGGAGGCAGCGTGATCGTTGCCGACCCCATCACCGCTTGCAAGGTCTGCGCGAAGTCGTTCTTTCGCTTCCGCAGCCTGCAACAGGTTTGCTCGAGTCGCTGCGCACTCCAGTCAGTCAAGGCCGACAAGCGCAAGGAGAGGGAAGAGACGCGCGCCAGGCGTGAAGCCCTCAAGAGCCGCAGGAACTGGCTCGAGGAAGCACAAAAGGCGGTGAACGCCTACGTCCGCGCCCGCGACAGGGGCCAGCACTGCATCAGCTGTAGCGCCCCGTGGCACGAGAGCTTCCAGGCCGGCCATTGGCTCACCCGCGGCGCACGCCCGGAACTGCGCTTCGAGCTGGACAACATCCACGGCCAATGCTGCCAATGCAATCTTCACCTTCACGGCAATCAGGCCATGTACCGCATCGGCCTCATTGCCCGCATCGGCCTGGAGCGCGTCGAACGCCTCGAAGGGCCGCACCCACCAGCCAAGTGGTCGGTCGACGAGCTGAAGTGCATTCGGGACGGCTACAGGCTCATGGCCAAGCAACTGATGGAGGCGCAGTGATGTTCGATCAAGCCATTGCCGACCAAATCTGCGACCGCATCGCCGAAGGGGAGCCACTGCGCCAGATTTGCAGACTGGAAGGCTTTCCGGCATGGCGCACGGTCTACCTCTGGCAGGAGCAGAACGCCGACTTCGCTGCACGCATCGCGCGCGCCCGCGTAAGTGGGTTCGACGCCATCGCCGAGGAATGCCTGGAGATTGCCGATGACACGCGATACGACACGCGCACATCCGGCAGTGGCGACAACGAGCGGGAGGTGGCCAACGCCGAATGGATCGGCCGCTCGAAGGTGCGAATCGAGACACGCCTGAAGCTCTTGGCGAAGTGGGATCCGAGGCGCTACGGCGAAAAGCTCGAGCTGGCCGGGAACCAGGATTCGCCCCTGACTGTCGTTGTGAAGCGGCTGACCGATGCCTGAGATTTCACTGCCCGCCCACGGCTGGATGCCCCGCGACTACCAGATGGAGCTCTGGAAGGCGCTGGAGGGCGGCTGTCTGCGCGCGGCATGTGCATGGCACAGGCGGGCAGGCAAGGACGACGTGTTCCTACACTGGGCTGCGGTCTGCGCCATGCAGCGCGTCGGCCCCTACTGGCACATGCTGCCGATGGCCAGCCAGGCGCGCAAGGCTGTGTGGAACGCCGTCAACCCACGAACCGGCCGCCGGCGCATCGATGACGCGTTCCCGCTGGAGATCCGGGAGAAGACGCTCGAGAACGAAATGTTCATCCGCTTCAAGAACGGGGCGACGTGGCAGGTAGTCGGGTCGGATAACTTCAATGCGCTGGTTGGCTCCCCACCGGTTGGCATCTCCTTCTCGGAATATGCGCTGGCCGATCCGCAAGCCTGGGCGATGCTGCGCCCGATCTTGGTGGAAAACGGCGGCTGGCCT